ATCAATTACAGGTTTAAGGTCGAGAGATTGACACCTAGACTGAAGAGCTGGTATAATCTTATGCTTGTAGTTAGCTGTTAGTATGAATCTACAATACTTAGCAAAGGACTCCATAGTATTACGAAGTGCTGCTTGCGCTTGACCTGTAAGTCCATCAGCCTCGTCTAATATAACAACCTTTACCTTACCATCAAATGATTTTGTCTGTGCAAAATTCGTTATATTATGTCTAATAGTATCAATACCAGACTCATCAGAAGCATTAATGTATAGGTAATTACACTTAAGAATATCATTAACAATAATTCTTGCCAGAGTCGTTTTACCTGTACCAGGATTACCGACAAACAATAAGTTAGGTATCTCTTCTTCGAATTGCGATACAACTCTTAGTGAAGCCTCATCTAGAATAACATCATCCAGCTTAGTAGGGCGATACTTTTCTACCCATATTTTATTAAACTCAATCATATCTTATTTACCAGATGAACCAAAGCCCTTCTCACCACGATCAGAATCAACTACAGCTCCCTCACTCACCTCTACTGGATAATTAGCGTATATAACGAACTGAGCTACACGCTCTCCCGCTTTAACGTTATAGTCTACATCTGTTAGATTATAGAGCTTAACACCGGCATCCCCACGATATCCTTCGTCAATGATACCTGAATGCGGCATAATACCGTGCTTAAATCCTAGACCTGAACGACCTTCAACCTTTACCCAAAATCCAGGTTCAATATAAGCAAACTTAAGACCAACACCAACAACAGCAGAGCCACGTGCTGGTACAGTAATATCCTCAATAGAGGTAACATCCATCCCTGTATCATTATCATGATTTTTAACAGGTAAGATAGCATCAACGTGCGTCTTTTCAAATTTCAAAGTCATATATACCTAGTATAAGTTAAATTATATCAAAATCAAGCGGTAAGAATAAATATATGTATATGTCAGACGACCTCAATAGTGCGGTAAACGATATTATTACTCAGTTAAAGGGTAATAAGGCTGCTGTACCTGCTGCTGAAGATGAGATTTTAGATCCAGACAAACTAGAAGAGTTTTTAATAAAGAAGAGTAGTAAGCTTATTAATAAGTCGCTTACTATAGTAGACAATGTAAACGATTACATTAGCTCTGCTCCTGAAAATAGGGATGTAACTGCGATGGCAGAACTAATTAAAGCATCTTCTTCAGCTATTGAAACTCTCAACAAACTTCATACTGCTAAAGAGCGAAACGAAACTCAGAAGGAAGTTAAAAAAATGGATGTAGAGGCTAAGGAGCGTATGAATATTACTGATAATCAAACAAAGGTCTTAATGTCGCGTGAAGATATTATGAATGCTTTAATTGATAAAGTAGATGATAAAACTATTGACATTTAGTCACTAATAGGATCTTCTTTTACTTCCACACCGCTCCCAAGCTGACCTTCAATAGTATTAGGATTAAAGATCTTATCTTTATCACCAGTAATTTTAAATGTAAACCCTCTTCTATCAGGAGAGTCGAATTGATTACCTATAAGATCAGTTTCTATAGTCGTATCCTTAATTTCTATTTCTTCCACACCCTCTTCAGTATAAGAGCGTTCCATAAATTGAAGCTTTCTTTTTATTTTAGCGTTAAATGATTTTGCTTTATTATCGTCACCGAAGTAGTTAGAAAGTTTTTTAAAAGTAAAAACAGCGAAATCGCTTTCCCCGAGATATTCTTCTACCTTATCAAAGATATCCTCTGATATTTCTTCTGCTACTTTTCTAAACTCTACATCTTTTACACAATAACAGCCATGCGCTTCTACGTCAAACCCATCCTCTCTTTCCTTTTCCACTCTTTCTGCTTGTCTTTTATCAATAAAAGGTTTAGTATTATCCGTATTGTGCAGATATTCTGAAGCAATGCTTGTTGTTATGGCAGTTTGCTTTGAAGCTCTTGCTATTAAATTGTTAATAAATATAGTCGATTTATTATTAGAGTTTACCGTGTTGTTAAACGCTACTAAATCAGTTGAAAATATAGGAACGGAGTTATTATCTGCAGCTGTATTTCCATTAGTTCCTAAATCGTCTGTTGTATCTTTAAAAAATTTCTTTATCCCTTCAGGAGGTTTTGCTAACTGCAAAGTATTACCAGCTAAAGGACCGTTAAATAGTAAACTCTTATAATATTCTATAGACTCTATACTTATTTCTTTACCCTCTTCGTCTATTTTATTAATAAACTTTTCTAATTGTTCGAGTCCAGAATAAAAAATTTTTTTGAATTCTTCCATGAATTCTTTATCCTTATCAGTAAACTCATCATTAGCTCCAGTATCAATTAATTCATCAAATTGATCTTTAGTTCTTAAAAGCGCTCTAAGTAGCTCTACTTTCTTTGTAATTTCAGTATCCATTAGTCAATATCATCATCTATGTTAACATCCGGTCCTACATATGTTTTAACACATTGTATATAATTTTTATAAGTGTCACCGTAAAATTTATGCCTGCATTTAGTAACCAACCATCGACCTAATAGTTTTTTATCCGAATCTACTTGTTTAGCAGTTCTGAATATATCTATAAACTTACCAGCTTGACGTTCTGTATCGCCGACAACATCAATAGATAGGCATAAGTTATAAAATATTAAATTCGAAGACATTTCTGCTTCTGCAATATTTGCAGATTTATCTACCGAGAAAGGTGTGCTAATAGTTCTAAATAAGTTTTCCTTTTTTTGTTTATTAAGTGGAAGGAAAGCTTTAGGTTTACCACCTACACTTTTAAATACATCGACAAAATTTTTCGACCACAACTTTTTAATATCTTCAATTCTCTTTTCTATTATTACATGCTCACCTAAAATAGGATCAAATCCTACTGCTTTATAGTTCATAAAAAACTCATTAGAATAGTTTAACATCGGTGTTGTAAGATTTGTTTGAGGTAGTTGTGATGTATACGTATTTACAGGCGCCTCAGAAGGCGGGTTATTTTTATTTGACTCTATTTTATCTACTAAATCATTAGCAGCAAAAGCCTCCATTACCTCTTCTTTATTTTTCTCAAAGAGTTTAGATAGAGTTTGTAGACTATATTTCTTTGTATTTCTATCAAAAGTTAGAAAGGATCTTACATATAACCCCTTTTCCTTTTTGTACGTTATACGCAATAAATATTTTAATAAATCTGAATACCTAAAAGAGTCCGGTGGTATTATATGTTCAGGAAAAATATCTATTACATTATCACCTGGCTCAAAATTTTCTTCATCTACTATTTCTTCACTTATTATTTCTTTTAGAATACTCTTAATAATATCACCTGTTGCCCCTCTAAATCTTTTACCGTAAGGTATTTCCTCATTAAGCTTAAAAAAGTTTTCATCCAACAATGAGAATATTTTATAATTACCAGCTCTATCCTTCAGACCTACACTATTACTTTCATCATTTAAAACAAAATTATATTCTAATTTCTTATCACCGTCTTCTGGTTTTAAGGAAAATGTAAAAACATCTCTACCATCTCCTCTTGTTAACATAAGATTTTCAATAAAATCATAAGGATTATTAATAACGATGGTACCATTTGTAAAAGGCTCTAATAAATTCTCACTCAAATCTAGCATCTTGATAGCTGATTTAGTAAAATTACTTTTTACTTCACCTTTATCATTTTTAAGTTGAAACTCACATTCAAATGGAGCTCCATTTATTATAAATTTCTCAGCCATTAAAAGTGTTGGTTATCATATACTGTTGAACTAGTTATTTGCGAATAAATAAAAGTCCTAGACTCCGGTAATATATACTGCAGTTGTTGACCCCCCTTCACAAAAAATTGAGTTTTAAGTACATTTTTATTTAGTAAGTATATTATCCACCAACTTTTTATATCCTCATATATGTTAAAAGATGTCGTGGTTAGCGGTTCATTAGCTTTAGCGGTATATAAGCCTAAAATATTAGAATCTATATTTTCCGGAAACTCTATTTTATTTAAGATATTATAAAAATAAAATTGTTTATCATTATTTATAGCAGTATGAACTTTAAAAACTCTCTCGTAATCTATAATATCTAAACTTGATAATGCTGGTATATTATCTTGATATTCACCTAATTTACCTGTAATTGATTTCATGGGTTTACTTTTTATAACTGATCTATAAAGTTTGCAACTTCAACGGTGAGAGACTTAAACGACATAGTACAAATATATGCTTCTGGTACCATTTTTTTTCCTACTAGTCTTCTTTGCCCTACCATACTAAAACTTAAATTATCAAGATAAGCCCATCTGATAAATCTTAAGCCTTTTACATGTACCTTATATATATGAGGGAAGTCCATACTTATAGAATTTTGCCTCTCAGGTCTATTTATTTTAGTAAACTCTTCAATAAATTGCTGATTCTGTGAAATATCCTTCTCATCTACGGTATTTAAAAGCGGAAAAGAGACACTAAGCGCCGCGTCGGTGTTATCAAATTGATAAAACTTAGGCGTTTCAATATATGTTCCTGTACTAGGACCTCCACTTCCGGGTATCGCCTTAATATTCTTTATGAGCTCGGAAACTTGAGCAGCTCCACCTGCAAATTCATCGCCAATATTTTTAACTACTTGGGAAACGCTAACTGCTCCTCTATCAGTAATATTGGATAAAGTATCAGCAAACTCATTTGAGAAACTTCTAAAATCATTATTAAAATAAGGAAAAACGTAAACCTTCTTTTCACTCTTTTTAACAGGATAAAGATTTTTATAAAACGCTTTTGTATCATCTTTTGCGACCGAAGCAAACCCTTCTATTGTAGCTCTTAGTTGCGTCGACCTCATCGGGTAAGCTACTACGCGAACTTTCGGTGTCTCATTTCTTAATGGTGAATTCTTGGATAGAGTAGTCCAGGCACCTTCTTTCACAATATTCCTCATACGTATATTTATAGTTAAAGAGCAGGTACAGCAATACTATAAGGGGATGTAGAATAATCTGCTCTAGAATTTGGTAAAGACTCTGGAGTAGTAGCTGCTGGTTGCGTACCATTACTGGCTGGTGCGACTATAGTATTATTAGGCTTTATATTTTTAATAGCTTCAACTGTTTTACCAGTATTATCAGATGTCTGTCTACTAAAGTCAGTTAATGCTTGTAACTGTACCTGTAAGTTCTCTACTACTTGTGTTAACTTTTTAAGTGGATCCTTTTTACTAGAGGTCGGAGCATTGATATCGGTAGATCTTGATAAGTCTTGTCTATTAGATTTAAGTGAAAATCCAAATAATTTAGCAACCATAGCAGATCTGTTCATTTGTCCAAATAGTCTAACTGATTCAGCTTGCGCCGCAATTAATTTATAGATTGCAGCTGTAAGACTGTGAATACGGTCAAAAACTCCGTCAGAAATTTTAATCTCATCAAGCTCGACGTTTTTTAGATCTTTAATAGAATCACCAAGCTTGTTTATATCGCCAGCAACGAGGCCTAGTTTTGTTAATCTTTCAATTGGACTATCACCTCCAAATAATTTACTAAGACCGTCAAATACGCTAGATAATAAACTACCGCCTGCTAAAAACATAAATCCATAAGCTAAACTCTTAATAGCATAACCTATTTCTCCTACATTATCAACATCAACATCATCTAAGTAACTAAAAAACTCTTTGAACCCAGAGATAACATTATCAAACGAGTCACCGAGTAAATTAATATCGGCGGCGACGGCGCCAAGTTGTACTAGCTTTTCAATAGGACTATCAGCGCCAAACAAGCCACCAATACCGTCCAATATACTACCACCCAAACTACCACCTGACAGTGCAACCATACTAGCGCCAATCGCTGTGATTCCTGCTGCAACGCCTAGCATCTCACCAGCAGATAATCCAGTTAATTCTTTTAAAATTTTACTCAACTCACGTAGGGGTGTAGCTGTAGACTCTATTACTTTAGCTATACCATTAAATATCTTAGTAAATACTCCTCCAAATGCTTCTATTACTTTACTAACTGCTTCTAGAGCTGGTGCCAATTTTGCTACAGCTTCACTGAAAAGTCCCATTGCGTATGCAAAAGGTATAAGAGCAACACCCAACGCTGCTATAGCCAAAGCTCCCATAAATAGTAAAGGAGCAAAACTACCCATTATCGCAGCTATTATACCAAAACCTGCTAGGGCAACTAGCGCTTTACCTATTGTACTCCATTCTATTTCTTGTAATGGTACTAGAGCACCTCGAACCAATAATGTTAATGCTAGCGCACCGAGTAGCAAACCAACAGCTCCCTGTTGCATTAATTTACCTGCAAGTGCTATACCACCTAGTATTAATAATGCCTTACCTATAGTTCCCCATTCTATATTAGCCATGTTTACAAGCACTCCGGGTATCGGACCTATACCTGCAAGTATAGCTAATGCTGCAGCAGCTGCTAGTATACCATATGATCCCTTTTTCATTATACTACCCACTAAACCCAGGCCTGCTAAAATTACAAGAGCTTTAGCTATCGTACCCCATTCTATATTAGCCAAGCTTTCAAGCACTCCTGGTATTGGACCTATACCAGCTAAAATACCTAACGCACCTGCCATATAAAGCATGCCCTTACCACCTTCTCCCATTAGCTTGCCTACTATTGCTAACCCACCTAGAATTACAAAAGCTTTGCCTATCATACCCCAGTCTATTTTAGCTAAGTTTGGAAGCACTCCAGGAATTGGACCTACACCTACGAGTAGGGCTAATGCAGCTGCTGCAGCCACTATACCCCCGACAGCACCGCCAACACCCTTTAATTTGTCTAAAATCCCTCCCTTTTTGGGCATTTTACCTTTACCTGCTTTTTCACTAACAGGTTTACGAGCTTCTGCAGCTGGTGTATTTCCAGATACTTTAGTTTCTAAAGAAGTATCTTTTTTTTCTGAATCCTTCTTTTCAAAGAATACATCAGTTAAAATTTCAGCGAAAGATTGAGCTCTTGTTCTTTCCTTACCAGTTAATTTAGCCTTTTTACTTTTTCTTTTACCAAATGTGGTAGCATCAGACTCAATTATATTTTTATCTACTTTTGCAGATGCTGATTCGTCATTATCGCTAAATAACTTACTTACTACATCTGCCATCTACAATATTTAATTGGATGTATCAAAAAAGGCAGGATCTATAGCTATAGTTTTTTCGTCAAAAGTTAGTATTTCAGTTTCGTATGCCGTGAAGGCTTTAAAGAATGTGGCTAATTGATTATATACGGTAAGTGGTAAATTTTCTATTATATCAACTCTTTCTGTTATTTTAAGATCGTCAAATAACGCTGTTTCATCACTCACGCTCACTGAATCAATATACTTTATTAACTCGTAAATGTAAATCAATCCAAAAGCTTTATCCGGCTCGAGCTCGTCTTTACCTTTATTTAATTCTGCTAAGCATTTGCTAATAATACTATTCTCTTCTTTTAATGTTGGTATTTTAAACTTAAGTTCGATTTTGCCCTCTTTAGCATTACCTTTCATATCAAATGTCTTTTTAACACTATCTATTTTATCGATATATTTATCAATACTACAAACATCACCGTCAATACTGACATTACTACCGAGTGATTGTCTTCTCAAATTTAAAACTATTTTAGACCTATCCAAAGTAGAAATTTCAGTTGTATCAGCATTTTCTAAAATAATATTATTTAAAATTTTCTTAAATTCAATAGCTCCCTTAATGCCTGTTACAGCTGTACTAAGCAAATCTTTTTGTTGTTTTAACGTTAAAGTCTTTAAAATAACATCCCCTGATGTTATTTTTAACTTTAAATTATTTTCAACTTTTTTTAATTTTTTAAGAAGTTCGCTTGAAATTTGTGACATAAATTTATTTATTGTAATGGTCTATTTTTTCAACTCTTATTTTTTACCTCATCATTTCTCTCTTTGTTCTCTTTAACATATAGTTCCATATAGTCCTTTATATCTAAAAATGTGCAATTTTGTAAAAACGTAATATCATGCATACGCTCACTTAATATAAAGATATAATCCCTAAATGCATTATTATCTATAGGGCTCAGTATTGTAGCTAAAAAACTTACAATAAAAGAATCATGTAAGTTTAAATTTATAGTATCCCCCTTTAACGTAAAGTTTATTTCAAGCTTTGATATATGCTTTTTATAAAACTTAGTTACCTCTGTTTTTATTTCCAAAGGAAGGTAATTTAAAATTAAAGCTTGATCAGTAGAGTTTAAATTGCAAAAATCTATAGTTTCATCATCCAATATAATAGTCTCTATAAAGTTACCTTCATATAAAGTAGTTACTGGAAAGGCTTTAGGGTAGTTAAGAGTAATAGAGTTATTATTAAAGTTAATTACTTTCTTTATATTATCAATCTCTACTAATTCGTCTTGTATTTGTGATATATCAAAACCATAATCTCTTAACTCGATAATATTACCTATACACAAGTCTCTAATATGTAACAGACAATAAAATTTCTCTAATATATTAAGGTTAGAAGTAAGAAAAAAATTATCTAAAAACGATATAACTGCTTCTTTGTTATCTCGTATGTTGTAAATCTCTTTACAGTTCTCTATCGTAAAAGTTTTTAACAGAACTGATTTAGAGGTAGGAAGAACCAACCCTAACATATATTAATTACAATTGTTTATAATTTTTACAAGCGAAAGTTACTGATTTTTCAAGAAACTCTCCATCATTGTAATTTAAATTGTAACCTTCTGCAGCAGTAGGAAAGGCACCCTCAAAAAGATAGCCTTGTCTAAACGTACCGTCGTTATTATATTGCTTAACGGTTATATTTTTCTTTAATCCAAAATTTGTTAACCCGTCGATACCTAGCGCTATGAGCCATGGTCTAAAGAAATTGTGCTCTAGATCAATACCCGTTTCTAAAATATTTAAACTAAAAGATCTAGATAGGAAATCTGTTCTTTGAACTAAGCCATATCCAGGTAGAAACCCTCCACGATTTTCAACTCCTATAGGTGTAAATTCACTCGATTCTTGAGGAAGATTTACCTGCCTCGCAACTAATAAAGCGCCTTCTTTTGTTAAGCTATCTGGATTTACTTTTGCTCTCCATGTTTGTTGACCACCTTCTTTGGCAATAGCAGAATTGATAGTAGAAACTAATCCGGACGATTCTATATCTACCTTCCAAAGAAAAGGGTGTGATACAAAAAATTTAGGATCAGTACTAAACGCTTCTAGAAAGGATTTAACTTCTCTGGCCATATAATTATTTATAGGCAGATTTGCTAACCTTAACTAAAGTTATTATAGTAATGATATGAAAAAGTAACAGTTGTACTTAAGATCTCACCAGTTCCGTCAGCTATAGCATAGTCAATTGGATTAATTTCTCTAATAGACGCACCTACCAGTTGTATGGTTTCAACTGGATTCAGACCTTTATCTATAACCTCTAAAGTAATATAATTACCTTCACCTGGTAGACCATACTGACCTGTAGAAGTTTCGTTATCGAACACTGCTCGTGAAGCTTGCTCAAACTTCTTTCTCAAGTTTATTTGCTCGTCATGAAAAAACTCAATTGAATAAGCTTCTGAACCTGGATAAGAAGACTTACCGGGAACATTAAACGTTTGACCGTAATAGTTTACCTGTTTATTTTCAATATTTCTACCAGGAAGTTGAGCTGTTTTAGCATATATAAGATCTGTCTCACCATCAAATGAGACACTTTCAACACTGATCTGCTTTACTCTGAATAAAAAGTCTCTAGAAAATTGCTTTTCGGCTGCCCTTGAAAAGAAGTTTTGAATTGTAGTTGCCATAATAGTATTTAATTGTTATTTTGTATTAACCGATGATTTCTTCGAAGTTAGCGTCAGTTCTTGTAGCGTAGAAGTTAACTAAGATAAACTCAGCAGTTCTAACTGGCTTAATATAGATATCTACTACCAATTCATTTGCGTCAATAACCTCTGGTGTGTTATTTCTTTCATCACAAACAATCAAGTAATCGTAAACACCTTCGTTGTTTTTCGCTCTTTCGAATAATGGGGTTAAAGTATTAATAAGTCTCTGTCTAGTAAACTCTGTATTTTGTTCAAATACAAAGAATCTAGAAGCTTTCTTAGTAGGTCTTTCAAGTGCTAAGAACAACCTTCTAACGTTAATTCTATCAAATGCACTTGGCTTCTTACTAAGTGTTTTTTGACCGAATATAACTTGCCCTTGACTAGGGAAGTTTGCTACAGGGTTAATATTAGCCTTGTAAAGCTCATCTCTTTGCTTCTGGTTAGGATTAACTGCAAGATCGTTAGCGAATTGAATTAACCCTCTAGTAAATCCAGCTGGTGCAAACCATGGGAAGTTAGCAGCATCTGTTCTAGCCATTGCAGCACCTGCAAAGCCTGAGAATGGAATGAATACTTGTCTACCTGAAAAACTATCATAAACTAACGGCCACTGTGCATAAACCGCTGCATAAGAAGTATTTTCATTCTCAAACTGGTGGCGAATTGGCCAGTAAACATCTGTTTGGAAGTTTCTTAACTTGTTATCAAGAACTCTTGAATCTTCTCCTGTTACTAGAATCTGACGTAATACATCCGCTACAAATATACAATCACCTCTTCCACCTCCTAAGTAAGGTGGTGAGCAGAACTGTTCAAATTTATTAAAGATTGTTGAATAGTTGTTTCTTAAATCTCTTGAATCTCCTGTCGGAACATCATTGCTGGTGCGTAATCCATTAACAGCGCCTAATAGCTTTGTACTAGTATTATACTCATCGTAGTATGCTGTCTGAGCGGCCGAAGCAGCTGCATGAATCGTACCTAGACCACCTTCAACAACAACGTCAATCTCATAGATCTCATCGTTACTAATTCCTTCTAACGCTCTATCAAGCTTTGAAGGAATATCACCTAAGACCTTATTAGTAATTTTACTATTAACGAAAGCGCCGGCTGCGTAAAGATTTTCAGCTTTACCTAACTGCGCGTTAAGCTCTACAAATTTACCACTATCAATCCCGGATACATCAGGATCAACACCCGCTAGCTGTGTGGTGTTAACTCTCAACTTCTTAGTAGGCTTACCATCTACCAAGGCATCTGAACCATTAAAGTAATTCGAAATATACGGATTAACTAGCAATTTAACGTTTCTTGAATTACTGTCTCTTGTCTCAAGGAAGAATGGATTATTAGGACCTCCGGTAGGATTAAGTTGCTGTCTATAGTAGTTAGCAGATCCTACGACACCCTCTTCAAGAACGTAATCGAGTTTAAATGCTTCATTAGCGAAAATTGATTTACGTAGTTTAAATACTCCAACGTTTAGAACATCATCATCTTCTCTACCATCAATGTTGTAGTCTGTGAGATTTTCCATTACTTCCGATACCGTATTTGCAGTACCGCGAGGAGTAGCAGATAAACTAAATTGTAATACACCTCTTGGTACAGTTGTGTAACCAGTAAGAGTGCTAGTTGCATCTACATCAACTGATTTAATATCTAAAATAGAATCGAAATTAGAGTCTGGATTAATATTTGTATTATCAGCTATACCTAAGTAGTATCCTTCAAACTGGCTATTAATAGTTGTTTGAGCCTTATTAAGTACAACTAAACCAGCTCCACTAAGATCAGCTACTGTATTAAAATCTGTTTTTAATCCCGCGGTAGGAGACCAATCAAAGCCAGAGCCTTCTGTCGCGCTAAGATATTGACTTTCAGTAAGTTCGAGGTGTGTAGGCTCTCCTAATACGTATGTTCCAGATGTTATATCTAAGTTAGTTTGAACAACTTGATTGGATTGAGGAACGAATGTAAACGAATTGCTAACATCATCAATATAAGGGGCTACAACTCCTGCTTTAGAGGATGCAGAGCCAGTTGCTGTAACAAAACCATTTAATGGTATGTCAACTGTACCAGTTCCGGCGGTAAGAGTGCCTAAACCTGTACCAGTACCAGATAATTCGATTTGGGTAGCTACAGCTGCTGCTACTACAGATTTTGTTGAATTAATTGCAGCAATTGGTACTATTACATCAGGAACACTCGCTCCGTAAATAGCTGTACCTTGTGCAGCGATATCAAATCCTACAGAACTAAGTGTTCCGTTACCACTTCTAAAAGTAAATGAAGTACCTGAAAGAGCAGGTCCTGTTTGCTCTTTTGCTGTATAATTAAGTGTTAATTCATATGCGCTTAACTGACCTCCACCGCTAGGATTAGCAACCGCTCTTACTGGATATACCAAAGCGGAATACTTGGAACCAAATCCATCACCACTATCTGGTCCATAAGGAAGTCTAG